ATTCGGCAGCAGCACAATTTGCTAGTGATCTTGCTTATCTTTACGACATAGCAACCACTAAAGCCAAAAAGGATGTGCTACCAGGCATTGCGTATGTGCAAACCTTAATCCAACAAGACAGGTTAAAAGTTTTGCGATCGTGCGAGCACGTATTAGCGATGTTTCAGCAGTATCGTTGGGACACTCGCGAAGGCTTGCAGCGTGAACGACCACTGCATGACAAGTTTTCGCACATGGGCGATGCGGTTCGCTATCCACTGTACACTTACACAATTTAAGGGTACAGAAAAAATGCACATTGACAAAGGCGTGGCTTTGGTGTATAATACCTATAGTTTTAAAGTGCGCTAACCACATGGCTAAAAATACCAATAAACGAATTCCTGTAAAATGGGTTCGTGACCGCGCAAAGTCGGCTTATGAGAAGCAAACAACGTGCTATATATGCAGCACGGCTCAAGACTTAGAGCTACATCACCTACATTCAATTACCCTGCTACTGGAAAAGTGGGCACTGGCTAAGGGCTACGATATTAGCACCGACTCAGGCATTTTAGCAGTTCGTGACGAGTTTATTGAACAGCACCATGCAGAAATATATGACCAGGTTTACACCCTATGTAACCCTCACCATGTAGCACTGCACAGTGTTTTCGGTAAAACTCCTAAGCCAGGTAGTGAGCCTAAACAGCAGCACTGGATTCAACGACAGCGTGAAAAGTTTGAGCTGGGTACTAATGAAAAGATCCCTAAAACTAGTTTTAACAGCTTTTTCAGTGAATTTTGTTAGGACAAATTATGGGAATCATTACCAATTTCCGCCAGTACTTGGTGGAAAAGCTGAATCCAGCACAAGAAAGAATCGCGCAAGCTGAGGGTACACAAATTGGTTCAGAAGCCAATTTAATCACCTACCAGCAAGCATTTAAAAAATTAGAGTCAGTTAACCGTTCAGTTAACATGGTTGTGAGTGCAGCCAGCTCCTTAGACTACGATATAAAAGACAAAGTACACGACGGTGTGGTTGGCGGTATTCGCCAAAAGACCTTAAACACCTTGTTAAACTTTCGTCCAAATCCTTATCAATCAGCAGCAGAATTTCGTCAAAGTATTTTCACTGACTTGATTTTAGACGGCAATGCCTTTGTGCACTTTGACGGCACGTTTTTATATCACTTGCCAGCAAAAGACGTTGAAATTTTAACAGACACCAAAACGTTTATTCGCGGATTCCGCTACAACGGATTGGTAGACTTTAAAGAATCTGAAGTATTTTACTTCCGCGACGTTAGTTCGGAGTCCATCTACCGCGGCGCTTCGCGTTTGGAATCTGCTGAACGCAGCATCAAGATTTTGTATTCGATGCAAGGCTTTCAAGAGCAGTTTTTTGATAACGGTGCTGTGTTTGGTTTAGTGTTAACAACCGACAACACCTTATCGCAGCTAGCAAAAGAAAAGACTATTCAATATTGGTTACAGAAATATAGTAGCAAAAATGGTGGCAAGCGTCCGGTAATTTTAGATTCGGGATTAAAGCCACACAACATTGCAGACACAAGTTTTAAAGAAATGGATTTTGATCAGTCGATTAGAACCCATAGTGAAAAGGTGATGACTGCAGTGGGCGTTCCGCCTATTTTATTAAACGGTGGTAACAATGCTAACATTTCCCCTAATCTACGGTTATTTTATTTGGAAACAGTTATTCCTATCACTAGGAGGTTTGTTTCAAGTCTCGAACGATACTTTGGATACGATGTGGAGCCAATTACAACAAGTGTTAGCGCCTTACAACCAGATCTTAAAGATATAGCACAATATCATTCAACACTAGTTAACGGCGGCGTGATCACTCCAAACGAAGCCAGACAAGAATTGCGTTATGTTCGTATCGACGGGCATGACACATTGAGAATACCAGCTAATATAGCTGGTAGTGCTGCTGATCCATCGCAAGGTGGTCGACCAGAGCAATAAAGGAGTAATATGGTAGATAAAAACAAGTTATTTTACTTTGATAGTAAGTTTACTGCCAAGGCACTACCAAAAGACGATGATGAAGATCAGAGCATAATTATTGAAGGTTATGCGTCAACCAACGACAAAGATAGGCACGGCGACGTTGTGCCTAGCAGTGTTTGGGAAAAGGGATTAGAGGATTACTTAAAGAATCCTATTATCCTGGCTTACCACAACCACACTATGCCAGTTGGTAAGATGGTAGAACACAAAGTAGACGCAAAAGGATTGTGGATTCAAGCCAGAATCACTGATGCGGCTGGTGACGTGTACAAGCTGATTAAAAAGGGTATTTTGAGTGCCTTTAGTATTGGATTCCGCATTAAAGACGCAGAGTACAATCAAGCAGCGGAAGTTTTCTTGGTAAAAGATTTGGAACTACATGAAATTAGTGTCGTGTCAGTGCCAGCAAATCAAAACACACTATTTAACCTAGCCAAATCGTTTGACAACGACGAGGAATATAGTTTATTCAAACAGCAATTTGCACCCGGCAGCGAGTCAGCTAAAGGGCTAGAATCCTCAACGGAAGCAAAGAGCGACATTAAAAAGGAATGGAACATGGATCCAAAAGATTTAGAAAAGATGCTAGCCGATGCTGCTGCTAAGGCTGCCGAGCAAACCGCCAAAGCTCTTATCGCTGCTCAAGAAAAAGCTGCACAAGAGAAGGCTGCTCAAGAAAAGGCTGAGCAAGAGCTACAAGCCCGTATTAAGGCTGCTGTTGCTGCCGTTACTCCTACAGAAACTGGTGCCGACAAGCTACTAGCCGAAGTTGAAAAACGTCTAGAAGCTGAGCGCGAAAGCAGCAAGAAGGCCCTAGAAGGTCTAGAGTCTGCTTTAAAAGAAAAAGCCGCTGAACTAGAGGCTATTCAAAAGAGCAAGATGCAATTCCAAGACGGTGGTAAAGACGCAGTTTCTTACGCCGACAAGGAAAAGGCTGTTCTACTAGCCAAAATGGCTGGCAAGACCCTAGCTGACACCAAGTTTGGTCGTCAGATCGTTGAAAAGGCAGGTGCACACGTACCTAGCGCTACTTGGGAACTAGAAGTTAGCCTAAACATGGAGAACGAAGTTCGCCGTCGTTTAGTTGTTGCTCCTACCCTACGTGCTATTTCCATGCAGACCAACGTTATGACCATCCCTGTTAACCCAGAGGCTGGCGTAGCTACTTGGGTACAGAACGCTCAGTTCGGTACAAGCAACAGCACAGGTGGAAATGCTACACACCAGTTAAAGGAAATCACCCTAAACGCATACAAAGTTGCAACAAACGAGTACGTAGCTTTCGAAGAGGAAGAAGACGCTCTAGTTGCCATTATGCCTGTTATTCGTGATGCTATGGTTCGCCGTGTTGCTCGCGCTGTTGATCGCGCTATGCTACGTGGTGCCGGAGCTGGTGCTGACCCAGTCAAGGGTCTATCCACATACGATGCAAGCAGCGTTGTTAACCTAGATATCAGCAACAATGACAAGCTAACTGTTGCTAACCTACGCGCTCTACGCCGTGATCTAGGTGCTTGGGGCCTAGACCCAGCTGAGGTTGTCTATATCGTTAGCACAGAAGGCTACTACGATCTACTAGACGACAGCACATTCCAGACAATGGACAGTGTTGGTCCTCAAGCCACTCTATTAACCGGCCAAATCGGTACAGTTGCTAACAGCCCAGTGCTAGTTAGCGCTGAATTCGAAGACAAGGCTGCCGGTACAGTTGGTGCTATCGCTTTTGCACCAATGAACTTCCTAGTTGGTAATCAGCGTGGTCTACGCGTTGACACCGACGACTTAGTCGAGACACAGCGTCGTGTAATGGTTGCTAGCCTGCGTACAGGTCTAACACAAGTTACTACAAACAACGGTGCTGGCGTTAGCGCACTACGTTACGTAGCCTAATTTTTTAGGTTAAGACAGAGGATTTATTCCTCTGTCTTTTAACTGGGTTTTATGAATCCAGTTAAAAGACAGGAGAAAGTTGATGGCAGATTTAATTACAAGACAAGAGTATAAAACTTATGCTGGCATCAACAGTACAAACCACGATGCCGAGATAAACTTACTGATACCAAAAGTAAGCGCTTTAGTAAAAACTTATTGCCGCCGTAGTTTCATAGACTTCATAGACGAAGCAAAAACAGAAGTATTTGACGGCGGTGTTGACAAACTAATTTTAAAAGAATCTCCGGTTACGCAGATAATTAGTGTTGAGCAAAGTACAAACTATGGTCAGACTTATACTAAACTAACCAAGTTTACTGATTGGGCACAAAGTGGTGATTATGTACTGCCGCTAAATGCTCAAGGCGAGTTCCAGTTTATGATTAACGGATACCGCGTAAATTACTTTGCAGGCTACGAAACTGTACCAGAAGATTTAAAACTAGCTGTACTAGACTTAGTTACCTACTATCGTAAGAATGACGGAGCTATTCACAGTACAAAAGCTCCAGGCACTAACAGTGTGCAAATCGAATATATTAGCACAACTAATTTGCCAGCGCATATTAAGCGCGTTTTAGACCAGTATGTTTCGGATTATACATAATGTCAACTGCACCAATACGTGAGGCACTACTCAGTATATGGAAAAAGAGTAGTTCTAAAATAATTCGAGAAACAACACTAGATATAAGTCCTCATTTTATACCGATAAATTTGGAAGCTCTTAACGTTTCGCTATCCAAAGTTATAGTACAAGATCTTGAACGTTTGTTTCCAGATTCCGAAGAGCGTGAACTAGCGGTACAAAGTGGATTAGATTTCTCTGATCGTGTAATTAACTTACGCGATTTACGGGACAAAATACAAAAATACGTAGTTGCAAAACATAAAAATAAGATAGAAATATCTGGTAATCAACTACTAGTAAATGGAAAACCTGCTGCAGTAGGCGTTGACGTAATTTTATCGCAAAATCTACCAGCAGTTGTATACTCAAGCGGAGTCTTAGTTGGTGTACTTTATTCAAACTATAATTCTGCATATGACGGCTTGTTTAGAGATTTCTTAAATAAAGAAATTGCAAAGTACATAGACGATAAGCTGTATGATGGGCAAAAGTATAAAAAGGGTTTTGACGTAGGTCACATTTTAGGAAACAGTGATTTAGCCAGAACTCCACTAGGTTTAAAGATTAACAGAATGTTGGATGCTATTTCCAACATAACTGACGCAGATATAGGTATACCTGGGTATGTTTCCAAAAATAAAGGAAAACTTACACAGTTATACAATAAAGTTTCGACCAGACTTCAAGCACTACAAGCAAAAAGTACATACGGTCAGCAAATAGAAATATTGCTAGAAAAAGACTTTGGCTTAAAAGAATTTTTATTATCTGTACGAGCAAACGTAGTAGTAATACAAGATCGAGTAGAAAACCAAAAAGTATTTGGTAGTTTAATCGAAGGTATAGCTGAAAGCGATATTAAATCATTTTTAATAGATGCTAACTTTTCTAATAGTTTGGTACAAGAATTGGCACTAAGATACTCTAGTGCAATTTCCGGTAAACGACTAGGTAATCAACAAAAGCGTAGTAAAAAACTGCAGTCAGTTGATATAGGTAAAAAGTCAAAATACAATAAGCCTACTAGAAAAAATAATAAAATCGCTGTTCCAACAGGACTTAAGTCAACAGGTAAGCCCGTTTCCATTATAGGTAATTTACAGTCTTTATTAGATACATTACTTGTACAAAAAATAAAGCAAAATATGGGCAACGGTAGTCGGCGAGACATTCTAAATCTACGCACTGGAAGATTTGCTGAAAGTGCTAAAGTGGAAAGACTAAGCGAAAGTCGTCAAGGAATGATAACTGCTTTTTACAGTTATATGAAAAATCCATATGCTACTTTTAGTGCAGGCGGACGTCAAGAATTACCAAGGTCACGAGACCCTAAACTTCTTATCGCTAAATCAATCCGCGAAATTGTAGGCCAGCAAGTAGCAAATAGACTAAGGGCCGTTAATATATGAGTAAAAGAACAAGTATAGTACACGCCCTAGCAGAAAAGCTAAAAGAGATTGACGGTACAGGCGTGTACAAAACTAACTTGTACCAAAATGCATTTCCAAAGCTAAAATTTTGGGATGAAGTAGAAGACTTTCCGTGCGTGTATATGCACCCTGGTAGTGAAACCCGCGACTATTTACCCAGTGGATTTACTTGGGCAATGTTGATGGTTTGCATCAAGGTTTATGTACGCAGCGAAGACAGTGCACAAGAGCAACTTGAGCAGTTATTGGAAGATATAGAAACTTGCATAGATGCAAATCGTGTGCTAAAATATGATGTAGATAATAATTTAGAAACAACAGAAATCTTGATTCAAAGTATTACTACAGACGAAGGTTTGTTAGCGCCCTACGGAGTAGGCGAAATAAACTTAGAAGTGCGCTATGCACTTGTTTAAAAGCGGTATGGTTAATGCCAGGATAGATAAATGTCTACTAAGGTATTAAAGTACCAAAAACCATAGAGGAAAGATTATGGCATTAAATTTAGTACGCAATAGTAAGGTATTCTTTACTACAAACGTAGATTCGACAACAGGTGCAATTAAGGCAGCTAGCTCTACTGCTTTCAGCAGCAGCAATACATACGAAATTCAGGTTCTAGACGGATTCACATTCTCTCAAAACGTTAACAGCGAAGCTGTTACAATTTCTGAGGCCAGTGAAAACCCAGTTCGTGGTCAGCGCAGTTTCAATACTAGCTTAGCCCCAGTAGACTTTAGTTTCAGTACTTACATTCGTCCAAAGAATGCAACTACAAAAATTACTGCTGAAGAAAGCGTGCTATGGAACGCCCTAATGTGCGCTGCTAACGTAGGAACACCCACCAGCTTAGGCGGTGTAACCAGCGTTACCCTAGCCACCACTGGTATCGTAACCATTGCTGGTACAACCATTACAGGTACACTACCAACAGTAGGCAGTATCGTTGTATTAAGTGGCATCACAGGCAGCACCAGTGCTGCTGGCCAAGACAAGTACATGAACGGTGCAGGTAAAGTTCTTACCAGCACAAGCACCAGTATCACAATCCAACTAGTTAACCACAAAGCTACTGCAGCTACCGGCACAATCAGTGCTAGTACTGTTAAGTACAGCACATTTGCTTGGAACGAAAGCAATACTACCTACAGTCAAGTTACTGCAGGTTTAAGCGAAAAGAACCAGCTACAAAAGTTCGGAATGTTGTTCCTAGTTGACAACGTGCTATACGCAGTTGATAACTGTGCTCTAAACCAGGTCACTATCGACTTCGGACTAGACCAGATCGCTACTGCACAGTGGACTGGACAAGCAACAGCCCTACGCGAATTTGGTACAGGCATCACAGCTAATGGCGGAAGCTTTAGTGGTGGTATCAGTGCTAACGTCGGTACTGGTGGTTACTTAGACAAAATCACCGATGCTCAGTACATTACTAACAAGTTAAGTACTATCAGCCTAAAGGCTAACAAAGCAATCGGTAGCAGCATCGCTGCTGGTGACAGCTACAATATCCCAATCACTGGCGGTAGCTTCACAATTAATAACAACATCACCTACATTACACCAGCTAACCTAGGTGTTGTTAACTCTCCAGTAGTTTACTATACCGGAACACGTGCTATCAGCGGAAACATTACTGCTTATCTACGTACCGGTACTAGCGGCGAGAGCGGTGAGCTGTTAAAGGACATGTTGGCCGAAGCTGCTACCAACATTGAGCCAATGTTCGAACTAATCGTTAACATCGGCGGAGCAGCAAACACAGTTCACGTTGACTTAGAAATGCCAAGCGTTGTGCTAGCAGTTCCAACAGTGGATGTTCAGCAGGTTATCAGTACAAACATTGCGTTTACCGCTCAAGGTTATGTACCAAGCACAACTGCTGCAAACAACACATTCGATCTTACAAACCCAAGCGACTTAATGGTTCGCTACTACGCTTAAGTTAATGGGGGATCTATTCCCCCATTACTTATATTATAAAATATAGGAAATATTTAAAAATGGCAGTTTCGTTAAAAACCCTTTTGGTGCCAAGCAAAGAAGTAGAAGTTGAATATCCAGGTATTATAGGCTTCAAAATTAAATTAGGCTTTTTAAGCCGTGAGACTTTGCTTAATATTCGCAAAAAGGCAACAAAAACTAGTTTTAAAAATCGTCAAGCTACAGAAGAATTAAACGACGAATTATTTTTACAACTTTATGCACAAGCCTGTATTAAGGGTTGGAAAGGCTTAAAGTTACGTGACTTGGAACAGCTAGTACCCGTCGATCTATCCGGACAAGATCCAGAAGACGAATTAGAGTATACTGAAGAAAATGCTTTATTCTTAATGAAGAATAGCTCTAATTTTGATAGCTTCGTTAGTGAAACGGTAACAGACTTGGGAAACTTTCCCAGCAGCAACGCGAAGAAATAAGTGAACGACTCTTTGCGTACTTTCAAAATGCAAGCGTTGGCATGACCAAGGACAGATATTTTGAAATGTGCGAAGCAATGGGCAGTGAGCCTATAGAGTCAGAGATTCCTTTTGATCTAGAAGATTTTCCTGATGAAGTTCAGCAAGCTATAACCGTTTATTACAGACTACGTGATGAATGGGATACAATGAATGGCTTATACTTAGGCAAAAGCTATACTGGACTAGGAGAAATCTTAGACATCTTCGAAGTTGAAAAAGCTGACAGAAAACAATTTCTAGAATGGATAACTATACTAGATAATGCACGTAGCAAAGCTATAGAACTGTCAAAACCAAAACAAAAACCTACAAAAACCCCATAGAAGAAATTCTATGGGGTTTCTTTTTGCTGGAAAAATTTGTAAGTTGACTAATTATTGCTATTATGCTATAATATACAAAATTATAGCATAATACCAAAATTGCTCTATAGTAATTTATAGGTGGTATTGTTAACAGGAGATACCATGCAAAATGATATCAAAATTGGCTTAACAGTAAGTTCTAATGGAACTGCTGATACCGAGCTGAAAAAAGCCAAAGCACTTAAAGCAGCGTATGATGAAGCTGCTAGAAGTGCTACAAACTTGGGCGGTACAGCAGGGTCAAGAGCAGCCGCCGCAAGAGCTATGGGCGGCAGTGCTGGTATGAGTGGCACTGAATACGGCCAAATGAGAGGCACCGCCGGAACCACCGGTGCTAGTGCAAGAGATTTTGCCAACCAAGCCCAAGGCTTGGGGGGCTTAGTGCGTTTGTACGCCACATTTGCAGCTAACTTATTCGCTGTAAGTGCAGCATTTACAGCTCTTAAGGCTGCCGCTGACACTACCAACATGATCAAAGGATTGGATCAACTTGGTGCAAGATCTGGCATGGCTTTAGGAACTCTGAGTAAGCAACTAGTAGAAGTAACAGACGGTGCCATTAGCATGCGCGAAGCTATGGAAACAGTTACTAAAGCTACTAGCAGCGGACTAAATTCAAAACAAGTACTAGAGCTAGGAAACATAGCTAAAAAGGCATCCCAAGCTTTAGGCGTGGATATGTCAGACGCTATAAGTAGATTAACTCGCGGTATTACAAAGCTAGAACCAGAATTATTAGACGAATTGGGCTTATTCTCTAAACTCGATCCGTCTGTTCAAAAGTATGCACAAAGTATAGGCAGGGCAGCAAGCTCACTAACAGACTTTGAACGTAGACAGGCGTTCGCAATAGCTGTATTAGAAGAAGGTAATCAAAAGTTTGGAACTTTAGAACTAGATGCCAACCCTTATGCTAAGTTTTTGGCTACACTTAAAAACGTTGGACAAAGTGTACTAGAAGTAGTAAATACAGCCGTAATACCTTTAGTTAGTTATTTATCTCAAAGTCCAACAGCACTTTTAACGGTATTGGGTGCTGTTGCTACACTTATTGTTAAGCAAGCATTACCAGCATTTGGACAATTTAGAGCAGGTTTAGAAAGCTCTGCAGAAAAAGCACGTGACAGAGCCATTGAACGTGCCAAAGACGCTGCTGTAGCACAAGAAGCAATTAGTGCTTCTGTAAAAAAAGCCGCTGAAGCACGCGTTGAAAAAGAAGTTGCAAATGTAGTTGCTGCAGAAAAACGTATTCAGGATATTAAAGCTGGCAGTATTAATAAACAATCTAGTTTATATAAAATACTCAGTAAAGATCTTGAAAGCATTACTGATAAAGAATTAAAAAGAATAGAAACGAGTGCTAAAGGCTTAGAGAGTAGAGGCTTAACAGATCAAGCTAAAGCTTATCGCGAAGCAGCAGTAGCTATAAGGTCTTACCAAACAGAAAGTAAGGCTTACGAAAAGGCCTTAGAAACAGAAACAAAAGCTAGACAAAATGCTACAAAATGGTACAGTATAGAGTCAATAACTTTATCAACGGCCGAAAGAGCTAAACAGCAAGCAGTTCGTTCCTCAATAATTAGTAATGCAGCATATCAGGCTAGTTTAGTCGGCGTTACTAGAGCAATGATTGCTGTAAATGCAGCTATTGTTGAACAAGGTATTAAGGGCTTTGACGCCTTTACTTTACGAGTAAAAGCGGGAGCTGCCGCTATTGGAGGAGCTTTATCTGCACTAGGTGCAGCCTTCAATAGATTTTTAGGCGCTATAGGTATACTTGCCACTTTATATTCTGTTTTCGATTTATTCTTGGATAAAGCCAGTTCAGCAGTAGGAAAATTTGACAGTGCAGTAAGTAAAGTCGAATCTACTGTGAAAAACTTGCAGGACACTTACGAAAATCTTTATAGAAACGACCCTTTCTCCGCACAGGCAACACAAGCTCGCGGAAATGCTTTAACAGAACTTGCACTAGGATTCGAAGAATTAACTAAGCGCACTAAAGAAGCGCAAGAGGCAATAAGTGGAAGTTGGTATTCTAGGTTTAAGGAATTTATTGGAATTAGTGGAGTTGAGCGAAACTTTGGTAAGGGCATAGCCACACAAGTCACTGCACTAATTAAAAGTATAGACGACCCAGCTGCGTTATCCAGGGTTACAAATATTGTAACAGAGCAGTTAAAAATAACTGATCTAACTTTTGAAAATATAGAAGCTGCGGCAAAACGACTAGGTGCTTCGTCTCCTGAACTTAAAAAGCTTGAAGAAGCTATTAAAGGAATCGCTACAGAGGCAAAAATAGCTGGAATAGCTAGCACACAATTTGCAGAGTCCTATAAAAAGATTACTGATCAAATAGCACAGATTAACCAAAAATTTGCAGTTTCTGATGACTTAGCTAATTTTGCTATTAACAGTTCTAATGCACTTAACGATTTAAATAATTTATTATCTCAAGGTGTAATAAAATCTGCTGATCAATTAGTACAAGTTCTTCAAGGCATTGGTCGTGGTACGTCTATTTTTGGAGAGAAACTAAGTCCGGAACTTTCGCAACTAGCTGACGAAGCTAGTAGATATAAAAACCAGCTTTCGGACAGTGCCAAAGAAAGTAAAAAATTAGCAGAAGAACTAGAGCGATTAAATAAGGTAGAGCTAAATAGAAATGATTCTAAGTTTCTCCGTAAAGGTGCACGCGGACAAGACGAACGAGACGATAGAGCTTTTGAACAAGCTGTAGCAGAGTTGCGCGCAGAGAGAGAAAGAGTAGCTGTTGCGTTAGCACAGGCTCAAAGAGGCGGGCTGGCTGCAGAAACAAAACTAAATGAAATAGGCGAAAAAGTTGGAAAAGCCCTTCCACAAGCTTTAGCTGCACAAACAGATTTATTAGCTGTTAGATTAGCTGCACAAATTTCTAAAGGATCTACTCAATTTCTACAAGGAATATACGCATCTTTTGATGCAATTCCTGAATTAGTGGCAAAAAGCTCTGATTTAAAATTGAAAGAAATTGATGCCCAAGTAGAAAATACAAAGGCAATGAGATCGTTAACAACTGCAACAATACTAAGTGCAGCGCAGCTAAAAGTAACACGAGCAGAAACAGCCGCAAAAGATGCTCAAACAGATTCGCAAAGAGAAACTGCAAACACGGCTTTAGCAGAAGCTAGAACTGAATTAAATCTACTAGAAAAAGCAATTTCTGATCCTCTTGCCGCTCTTAAACTGTTAAGCGAGGAAGAGAAAAATCAAACAGAAATAGGAAAGCGCTTAGGAGCAACCATTAGAGAACTAAGCGCTAGAACTGTAGAGTATAATAGAACTTTATCTGATTTAAGCAAACAACGTTTATCTGAAGAACTGCAGAAACAAGTAAATGTTTCCAACGCTAGATTCAAACAGCAGCAAAATGAAAATAAATTAAAATTAGAAGATTTAAAACTTGATGGCGAAAAATTAAAGGTTTTGGCTGCTCAAGAAAACTTAGGTTTAGATGTTAAAGACCAAGTAACAAATCAAATAAACTTAAATAGACAAAAGCAAATAGAGCTTGAATTTGAAGATCGTAAGCTAGCTGCTACAAGAGAATATGCGGAACAAATAATTAGACTAAGAAACCTACCCGCAGCAGACTTTCAGAAAAATTTACCTGATTTACAGAATAGATTGAATCAACAGCTAGATCAAGCGTCCGCACAAAGAGCTCTGGAGCTAGAAAAGTCCAGACTGGACGCTGCAAAAGCATTATCAGCAACTACTATAGAAAGAATTAACAGAGAACAAGCTGAGTTTGATCGCGAATCTTCCGTTGTTAAATCTAGAAGAGAAACGGAACTCGAAATAGCAAAACTTCGTTTAGAAACAGAACAAGGTGTTCAACAAGCAAATATTGAAAATCTTGGTCTAACCGAAAGAATCAGACTAGAAATAGCTTATCAAAATACTCTAAAAACAGCCTTATACGAAAACGAGCGAGCAAAGATTTTAGCAAACGAAGAGTTTGCTAGAGAACAGGCTCGTAATACTTTTGAAATAAGAAAACTTCTTGCAGCTGATACTGGTGAAGATGGATTAACAGGCGAAACTCAACGAAGAATAGATTTGATTCTTGCAGGAGAAGCAGCACAAAAGGCTGCTAAAGATAATACAATTAAGTTAGCAGATGCTCAACTACAGAAGTCTATAGGAATAGCAGACGCTGTAAAACAAGCAGGACTTGAGCAAGCAAGATTCAATGATATTATTAACAACTCCAGAAGTTTAGCAGAAGCTTTAGGTGGTGCTTTCGGAACTGTTGGAGAAAAAATAGGTGAGTTTGTAGTCGCTTTAGCCGAAGTAGGCGTTCAAAACGAAAAGAATGCAAAAGCACTAGCAGATAATCTTAAGCGCCAAGAAGAAAGTGGCTCCCCTAGCATAGAACTACTAAAAGAAGAAAGAGATCTTCGTAAAAAGGCTGAAAAAGACGAATTAAATGGAAACATTAGAGTAGTCGCTTCAGCAAAATCAATGTTCAAGGAAAAAACAGCAGCATATAAAATATTAGCTGGTATTGAAAAGGCAATGCACATAGCAAAAATAGCTATGACTATTAAAGAAATGCTAACCGATACTGCCGCAACTGGAGTAAGTGTAGCAAATAGTGCAACAAGAAGCGCAGCTTCCGTTGTTGAAGCCGGAATAGATGGTGTTAAAGCTGTAGTAAAAGCTATTGCTAGTTTACCTTTCCCGCTAAACATTGCAGCCGGTGCAGCAACCGCTGCTGTTGTTGGTGCCTTATTATCATCTATTGGTGGAAAAGAGCCAAAAGTTCAAGCAGGAACAAGTGCTGCCGAACGACAAGAAGTACAAGGTACAGGCCAACAATATGTTAATGGGCAGCTAGTAACTAGAGCCGGCGGAGTTTTAGGCGACCCAACAGAAAAAGCAGATAGTATTACTAGCAGTATTGATAGACTAAGCGAAGAGTTTTTTGGAAGTTTTGGTAGCGGCAGCAGTAAGATAGTAAGATCTTTACAAGATATTGAAAAGAATACTGGAGAGACTGTTAAGGCCCTGCTTGGTCAAGTAAGTGGTTTCGGTGGAAATGTTTCTCAGTTTGGAACTATAGAAGGTAGTCGTGGCGGAGGATTATTCGGACTGCTAACAAAAACAACTACTACTATTCAAGATGCTGGTATAAAAGTTACTGGAACTTTACAACAACTAGCAGAAGGTCTAGGAATATTCCAACAATACGAAGTTGTAACCACAACAAAGAAAAGGCTGTTCGGCTTATCTAAGAGTACCAGAACAAGCACCAACTTTAGAGACTTAGAACAAGATGCTGTCGAAGGCTTAAGCAGTGTATTTGAGTCAATGAAGTCTGTTTTAGAAGAATCAGCCATTATTTTAGAAGGTTCTGGTTCACAAGCCGTACAAGCTATATCTGATTTAGCAATAAATCTGGATGTTAGCTTAAAAGGACTAACAGGCAAAGAAGCAATAGAAGCAGTTCTTGCAGAACTAAGCGTAGCTATTAATCAAGGTGCTCAAAAGATATTTCCGTATATCGAGCAATATCAACGAATAGGCGAAGAATATTTTGAAACAGTTGCTAGAATAGTTAAAGAAAGTGAAACTTTAGCTATTGGCTTAGAAATACTTGGAATTCGTATAGCTAATTTAAGTACTCAAGCTGCAATTGCTTTTGAACAAGACTTAATTGATAAATTAGGCGGAATAGAAAGTGCCGCAGAATCTATTAATGTATACTTCGACAAGTTCCTTAGCAAAGAGCAACAATTTAGAATACGCTTTAATCAGTTAACAAGAGTATTTACTGATGCCGGTAGAACACTGCCACAGACAAAAACTGAGTTTACAAACCTAATAAATTCGCTTGATATAGTTGGCAGCGAGTACGATCGTGAAACTTTTGCACTGTTATTAAACAATGCAGAAACCTATAACGAACTACTAGAACTGCAAAGTAGTATCTTAGGAAGTTCTAGTTCTAAGCTAGCAGACTTAACTAAATCACTTCGTGAGTTTAGACAGTCCCTATTAGTAGGTTCTACTAGTACACTAACTCCAATTGAACGTTATGCACAAGCTAAAGCAGATTTTGAATCTGTACGCGGCTTAGCACTAACAGGAAATGAAGAGGCTCTTGGTAAGTTACAAGGTGCTTCACAAACCTTCTTAACTATTTCCAGAGAGTTATTTGCTAGCGGTGCACAGTATACTACAGATTTCCAAACAGTCTTAGACGCTTTGGAAACTGCTGGTAACTTAAGCCAAGACACTATCGATATTGGCGAAAGACAATTAACGCTTCTTAACGATCAGTTAGAATCTTTAGGCAGAATCGAAAGACTATTAGGTCCTACAGCTACACAGGCCGTTACTAATCTTTATCGTGAAGTACTTAACAGAGAACCAGATCAAGGTGGCTTAGAATACTGGGTTAATCAATTTGGTCCAATTGTTGACGCAAACGAGCGTGCTATATTTACAGGCACAGCACAAGCTGAAATAAATGCTGCCAAAGCCGCTGTTACTGCCCTTTACCGTGAGATACTTAACAGAGAGCCAGATCCAGGTGGCTTAGACTACTGGTCACGTCAATTTGGAGCTACTATTGATGCAGCAGAACGTGCAACGTTTATAGCTACAGCGGAAGCTGAACTTGCCGCACAACGTATGCAGCAAGCAAATACTTCAGTAGATTATGGTTATCCTAACTATTTTGCTAAAGGCGGGCTAGCACCCGCAGGTTTAGCAATGGTTGGAGAAGAGGGTCCTGAACTGGTAGACTTTGCAACACCTGGTAGAGTATACACCGCCGAAGAAACTCGCGGAATGTTTACCCCAGTAGCAAGCACAACCCAAACATTCAAGCAAATGGTTGCAGAACTACAAGATCTACGAGAAGAAGTAACACAACTACGCAAAGAACAGCAAAAACAAACTGGCGACATGATTATTACTAATTACGACGCACAGCAAAAAATGGCCGATCAAATTGCTGAATCTGTTATTAAAACAGTAAGTGATAAAAATTGGCAAGATAAAACAAAACCAATGCTTAACTAACTTGAATAGGGCTGATATCAGCCCTATTCTTTAGTTGCTAGTAATCTGGCAGCTAAAGAATATTTGACCGACTAAGAAAGACATTTATGTTAAATTACCAAACATGGTTGGAAAAGCCAGAAACCGTGCGTGTTTTACTAGTCCAAATTGAACGTACAGCAGGTACAGTAACCGAATATTTATCTACTCACACAGTTACTGTTAGCGGAACCCAGTATAGTGGTATTGTAAAAAATAGTTTTGATATAACCGAAAATATAAATACTGACTACAGCGCTAACATTAACTACGGAAGTGTTGATATAGTTAATGGAAATGGTGAGCGAGATACTTGGCTAACTACTAGTTTTATTTGGGTTAATAAAACAATAAGAGTATATGTAGGAGAACTCCCCGCACCTGGTGCAACAGTTACCTTGGCTGATAACTTTGAATTAGTATTTGATGGTATAATTTCTGATATAGACGCTAAGGATAGATTCACCCTAAGCTTTAAAGTCCGCGATAAGCTGGAAAAGTTAAACACTTCTATAAGTGAAACACTATTAGGTAACTATTACAATAACACAGAGAATGTACCTATAGGCACTTATAACAACCAAAATAAAGCTGCACTACGACCAGTTTGTTTTGGCGAAGTATTTAATGTTACACCATTGCTAACAGATCCTGTATACTTAGAGTATATGGTGCACTTGGCCGATTGTGAGCAAATTATAGAAGTACGAGACAATGGCATACCTGTTAATTTTACAACAGCGGGCATACCGCTAGGCAGTTTCAGGCTTACTAAATCACCAGCAGGTACAATTACTGCGTCAGTTCAAGGTTCAAAAAATACAGTAAGCACTACAACTGGTGCTGTTACTGCTAGCTACGATCCAAGCGCAAAAAATACTATTTTAAATATACTGCGAATGTTTGGCAAAACTTTAACTGCTGCAGAAATAGATTTAACTTCTTTTGCAGGCTCGTATGCTACCGAAGCTGTAGGCATCTACTTATCAGAGCGAGCAAATGTTTTACAAGTATGTCAAGACATAGCAAAAAGTGTAGGTTGTGTGCTGTCTGTTACCAGACTTGGCAAAACCAAATTAATAAACTTGGAGATACCAGGTAGCGCCACCACTACAATTACTGATAGTGACGTACTGCTAAACTCCATGACTGTTGCTAGAAGAATAGAAGTTATTGCTGGCGTAAAATCCGGTATAAGCAGAAACTATACTGTACAAAATAATTTAGTTACTGCTATACCTGAAGATCACAAAAGTGCGTATGCAGAAGAATATTTGGAAAGTTCCAGTACTGACCCTACAACAAAAACAAATTATGGTATCACTGTAGAACCAAAAGCAGATCCAAGCTATTTAATAAATTTAGCAGAAGCTGATACCGTTACCTTAAAGAAATTAAACCTATTTAAAGCTGGCCGAGTCGTCTACAAGATGGTTTGCACAGCAAAATTCTTAACCTTGGAACTTGGCAGCGCAGTAAGCCTAACAAGTTCTAGATTTGGATTGTCTAGTAAGCTAGGTTTGGTAATAGCCACCAAACCCGACTGGATAAAAGGAACCATAGAAATAGAGGTGCTAGTGTAATGGCAGTCCTAAAGAATACTAAAAATATACTACTAAATACCGCCACCACCAGAGTTCTTACGCCTGGTGTGGTGCTAACTGTAAATGATAGCATAAACACAATTACAGTTCCTCCAGGTGCAACAACACCAGTTCCAAGCAGTATTGTTTTAACTGCAACAACTAGCCTGTACAAGACTCCTACTTATGTTTGGGAGTTTAGATATGGTATTACCGGAACCTGGACAGCTATAACAGGTAGTACAAATAGTATAACTGTTACATTAAATGCTGCTTGGTTAACGGCAGCAGGCTCTAACACGAGCGTACAGTATAGAGTAACTGTAAGCGAAACAGGATTTACTACTACCACACAAATTCTTACCCTACCAATTATTAGTGCAGCTCAAAACGGGCTATCACTAGGGTACTCAAATGATAGCTTAAATGTGCCGGTTAGTACCGCGGGAGTAGCAACTTGGACCGGTAGTGATGGTATTCTACAAGTTTTTGAAGGTGGTGCGCCTCTTACGCTAGCCACAGATACTTTAGGCACAACTACCCCTGCTACTAATAGCAGGTACAGCCTCAATATTACTAAATTAAGTGGTGACACTTTAACAGTACCTACTGTAAGTGGAGCTACTACTACAACAGCTACAATTGGGGTATGGGCCGGTACTTTAACGCAAAAAACTGTTTATAGAATAACAGCGTATATAAGAACAAGTAATGGAACTGCCACCACTTTAAGTACAGATATAAATATAGTTCCTACACGAGATGCTGCAGCATACTGGGTAGTTTCTAGCGCAGCTGCAATACAAAAAACCATTGCAGGAGTATACACTCCTAACAGCGTTACTTATACTATATACAGTGCTAGCGGTGCCAACCCACCAGCAGTGTACAGCGGTAGATTTATTATTAGCACAGATGACGGTACTGGGGCTGTAGATCGCTATACTTCGTCAGTTAACGAGTCTACTTATACATACAGTTCTATTCCTGCCAACACTAAAACCATAAGAGTGCGCGCATATTTAGCAGGCGGTACTACTAATTTAATAGACGATGAAACACTGAGTATAGTTAGTGATGGAGCAACTGGTGCTGCTTCAACTGTTATTGATTTAAGCAACGATAATGTTACTGTTGCTACTAATACGGACGGAACAGGCGGTAGTTACACTAACGCTACCACAAACGTAACTTTAGTGTCTGGTAGCAGCACTAATGTGCTAAGCAGCGCTACTAGCGTAACCGTTACACCTAGTACTGGAATAACGTTTAGTATTACTAGAAACGGCGTAACTACGTCTAACCATACCACAGCACAAACTGTAACCACAGGGCTGACTACACTTAGCATTGCTGTAACAGCACTAGCTCAAGCACAGGACAATGGCACTTTAACAGTTGCCATTGTACTTAACTCGGTTACTTACACAGCAGTATTTACCGTTAGCAAAGCAAAAGCTGGTGTAAATGCAACTGTATATGAAGTAGAAAGTTCAGGAACATTTAATTTTAATCCAAACACCAGCGCTTTTAGTCCAAGCAGTGTTGTTTTTAATGCATATAGTGCCTCTGGTAGTGCTGTTCGCAGTAGTTTTACTAGCGGCAGCATTCGTTTACAACGAAGCGATACAGGTGCAGAAGCAAGCTGGACTACTGTTGATACTGTTAATGCTGGTAGTGCAACTTTAAATAGTACGTCTTTAACAAGTACTACAAGATTTGTACGAGCACTGCTGTACACAGCAATTAACGCCGGTGGTACACTGGTAGACACAGAAGTTTCTGCGTTAACGGTAGGCGGAACAGACGGAGCGGCCGGAGCAGCGGGTGCTGCTGGTACATCCGCAACAGTTATTGACCTAAGCAACGATAGTGTTACTGTTGCTACTAACAGCGACGGAACAGGCGGTAGTTATACTAATGCTACTAGCTCCGTAACTTTACAAACTGGTAATACTAATACACTATCCAGTGCTACCAGCGTAACAATTACTCCTAGTACTGGAGTAACGTTCAGTTATACTCGTAACGGTGTTCTTACATCCAATCTTACCACAGCACAAACTGTAACTACAGGACTCACAAGCCTTAGTGTTGCCATAACAGCATTAGCACAGGCACAGGACAACGGAACTTTAACCGTTGCTATTGTACTTAACTCAGTTACTTACACAGCAGTATTCACAGTTAGTAAATCAAAAGCAGGCACCGATTCTAGCGTTTATGAAGTAGAAGCAGGTAGTGTATTTAATTTTAATCCAAACACCAGTACTTTTAGCCCTACCAGCGTTGTTTTTAACGCATACAGAATTATTGGTAATGCAAACCGCAGCAACTTTAGTACAGGCAGTATTGTTTTGCAACGAAGTCAAACTGGTGCAGAAGGAAGCTGGACCACTATTACCACTACTAACGGCAATACCGCCACTTTACTTAGTAGCGCACTAGCTACTACAGACAGATTTGTTAGAGCACTACTATACTCTGCCACAGGCGGTGCAACCGGCGGCGGAACAATTTTAGATACAGAAGCACAGTCTATTACTGTAGGCGGATCAAATGGTGCCGCAGGGGCATCGGGCGATAAATACGCTACAGTATACTTGTACAGGTGGGCTCCTACTACGCCGGCTAATCCAACACTAAACGCAACTTCTAACTACACTTGGAGTCCTCCAGCACATAGCGATTATAGCGCTAGTGGAGATGGTTGGGCGGTTACGCCTCCTGCGAACCCAAATACTCCCAACACTTATTTATGGGTTGCTGCAAAGCAAATTAATGCCGCTGCTACTGCAACACTTACACAAGTTACTTGGGCTAGTGGTACTTATACAGTATACGCATCAACAGGAAACGGCTTACCAGGAACCAAAACCGCAGAAGCCATAGTATATCAGTGGGCAACATCAATTCCCACAATTACTGGAACTTCCAATTACGATTGGACAGCAGAAGCAGTAGACACAGCACCTAGCGGCTGGTTTACAACTGTGCCTGATACTGGTACAGCTTCACAAACCCTATGGGCAGCAACTGTTTCGTTAATAGAATCAGTTAATGTTACTACTACCTCCGTAAACTGGACTACTGCAAGTATACAACCTTTTGGTTTTGTAGGCTCAACCGGAGCTGTTGGAAGAATCGCGTATACTGAAACTAACGGCTATAGTTTAGTTAGTCAACCAACTCCTAGTACTTATACCACCACAGTTACTGGCGACAATTTACCTACTCAAAACACTTGGCACGGTATACACGTTGCAACAGCAACTTCGGCAAACATTACGCTAAGCGGTACGCAAACCATTGCAGGCGTAAGCGTTACTACCGGAACAAGAGTTTTAGTTAAAAACCAAACCACAGCAAGTCAAAACGGGGTGTACGTAGGCTCAACAGGTGCTTGGACACGTGCTACTGATGCCGATACTTGGAATAAGCTTGTTAATTTACGAGTAGTTGTTACAGGCGGTACACAATCAGGAATTTACCTAAGTAATGCAACAGCAGGTGGCACTCTAGGAACTACTAGTATAAGCTTTACCGCTACTACAGCAGTTGCGTGGACTAGTACGCCGCCAACAGCCGTTACTAACGACGTTATTTGGCAAAGTGATGGCATATACAATCCTACTAATGATCAAACTATTTGGGGAGTTCCGTATAAGAGTTCTCTAAAAGTTGGTAACTTGTCTGCACTGGCAACTAACACCGGCAGTTTAACTGTTAGCGGAAATATTAAAGTAGGAAGTTACGGTACCATTGTTGGTGGCAAAACTATTTTTGATAGTACACCAGACACTACTTTTACACCAGGATTCTTTTTAGGCTATTCAGGAACCAACTACAGATTCCAAATAGGCAGTGGAACTTCAAAGTATTTAAGCTATAACGGAACCGATCTTACACTAAAAGGCGGAACCATTACCGGAAGCATTGGTACTTTTGTAAACTCTAATGCACCTCAAACAAGCGTTGAATTGGGAGCTAATCTTGATGGCAATGCATTTAGATTAAAACGAAATGATGTATGTTTAATCCCTCCCGCGTATATTACTGATTGGGTAAATACTCAAGGTAGTGGAGGTGCTGCAACAAGTTTTTGGCTGAGTAAAAAATGGCCTCCTCAAGGGTACTTTAATAAATCTGAGTGTAAAGTAGCTACTACCGCAAACATTACCTTAAGCGGTGCACAGACAATAGACGGAGTAGCTATAACTACGTCAGATAGAGTACTAGTAAAAAATCAAACTACAACAAGCCAAAATGGAATATACATAGCTTCAACAGGCGCTTGGACACGAGCAACAAATTCTGATGCTTGGAGCGATTTATGGGATGCTCTTAATGGCAGGCAAATTGTTTATATTAATAACGGTAACACAAATTTTGACAAATCATTCTACTTTTCTGGGGCAACTTCAGGAACTATAGGCACAACCGCAATTACTTACACAGAATTAGATTACGGATTGAGTACTTACTCTGGTGAAGCACTGCTTATAACTCCGGATGGAGCCACAGGACTATATGTTAGTGACACATCCTCTAAAACATCATTTTCATCTAGCTACTTAGTAGTAATAACTGGCAGTAGAAAAGAAGCTCAATTAATAGTAACTAGTAAGGGTACAGTAGGCGGATTTAGTCAACACTGTTCTAGATTTCAACATTTTGATACTGGTAATACACTAATATCGTCTGGAATTGCTGCTGTAACTAATGGACTTGCTTACTACGGAGAAGTGGGCGGCATTTCACCATTTACTGGCCTACACGATGGCTTGTTGGTAAAAAATACGCAAGTACAAGTTGGTGATATTCTTGTAGACGACGTTTTAATTAACAAAAAGGACGTACAAAATACTATATACGCAGTAAAGTTGAGTACTGTGCCAAATACTTCGGCAATAGGTATTTTTTGTTCAAAAGAAGATCTTATTTACGCAGACGCACCAGCAGCGTTGATTGCAAATGCGTATGGTGTAGAAGAGCATGATCCTAGTACTAACTCAACCAAAATTAAAACTGTACTAGAACCTGTAGCTAATATGAACGACTTAATAAACACTTATTGGTTAGTTAATATGAACTCTTTAGGTGAAGGTCAAGTTAATGTTTGTGGTGAAAATGGTAACATACAGCCAGGCGACCTTATTGTAACAAGTAATATGCCAGGCAAAGGTATGCGACAGAATGACGATATTATTAGAAGTTATACTGTTGCTAAAGCCAGAGAAGGTGCGGTTTTCACTAGTCCTGGTGAGGTAAAGCAAATTGCGTGTATTTATCTCTGCGGATAACTAACACGCAAAAAGGGATTAAGCAATAAAATCCTATTATAAAATACCCTGTCCAATCAATGGGCAGGGTATTTTTTTGCATTGACAAGGTTTTGCACCTATGGTATAATATACCAAAATGTTGTATTGGTATAACAATTTTTTACTGATTAAAGCCAAAGCAGGCAGATATTAGTAACAGCTATTATAGTTCTAAAGCTAACCAGTCTTGGGTGCTATATGTAAAACTATTATATAAGGTTTATAGTAATCATGGCAAATTTAAGACTTGTATATAATAATCAAGTTACTGCAGTCGGTGGCAGTAGCACCGCAGCAGCATGTAATGACTATAAATCTCAGTTCCAAAGCGGTACAAGTTTTGTAGTCACCACTAGTAGTATATCAGGCAATATCGCGGTAACGGCAGTTTTAGCAGAAGATATTGGACCTGTTACAATGACTGTTTCGTCAACCTCAACCGTAGAAAATACTACAAGCACCACAAACACTACAACTCCTAATGTAGCGCATGGCGGTGTAAAGTACACAACAGTATACTTAACTGTAGGAGCCACTACCAACTTTACAGTTAGTTTTAATAAAACTGTAAAAGTAAGCAGATTTATAATTGGTAAATACTGGACTCCTACCCATAATATGGGCTATGGAATAACTGTTGGATATAGTGAAGCTACCACAGTCGAACGTTTACAAAGCGGCGACCAATACGTAGTAAAGCTACCAAAAAGTAAAACTTTGCAGTTTGAGCTACAGTATTTAAATGAATCGGACAAATTCCAGCTGTTTGACATAGTTAGAGTAGTTGGAAGATCTGGACTTGTTTTTGTGTCAGCGTTTCCGCAAGATACATTTCAAGATAAAGAGCAAATGTATTGCATTTATGGCAGATTTGGTAGTTTGCCAAACATATCGCATACAACCTATACAATGTATAGTTCAACAATACAGTTAGAAGAATTCTAACTTGTTACTGCTAGCAAAGGGGTGAATTTATGGCAGCAGAAAGCAGTTCTTTAATGGAAATTATTTTTGCAGGGTCGCTGGCAGTAGTTGCTACAATTTTTGCAATAAAGAAATTATTTAAAGATTGGCGAGTATCCGACGCTAGTGATAGTGTAATGGAATTAATGCACAAAGAACTGGAGCGAATGAGTGCTCAAAACACAGTTCTTAGTGGCGAATTAAATAAATTGCAGCAAGAGATAATTCAGTTAAATGCTCAATTACGTCAGTTATGTATTGAAAATGACAAGCTACAAACTGAGGTAATTGCACTAACCAATGAGTTAAACGCATTTAAAAATATTGCTGATGTAAGAAAGGTAGAGGTACTTACCAATGCAGCCAGCTAAAATTAATTATAAAATGTATCAAGGCAGCACCTTTCAAGAAGTTTATAGGTGGGAATCAGAAACAAAAGTTTATGTGCCCATTCAAACTATCACGAAAAGCGCGCCTTGCGTAATTACTACTTCCAGCAATCACAATGTACCAGTTGGCTGGAGATTTAAAGTAGTTGGTGCCGGCGGTATGAAAGAAATAAATAATACCAGTGAGCAGTATCATATTGCTACTGCAACTACCAACACTACTATTGAATTAAATCAAGTTAATAGTTTGCAGTATACTGCTTATACAAGCGGTGGTGTGGTAGAGTACAATCAACCTGTTCCGCTAAATACCTACAGTGCTAGAATGCAGATTCGTGAAACAGTGGACAGCCCCACAGTAATATACGAAGCTACCAGTCAAAGTGGACAAATAGCTTTGGACAATGCTACTAGTACTATTACTATAACGCTACTTGGCAATATAACCAGTCAGTTTACATTTACTACAGCAGTGTATAGCTTAGAACTATACAACGGCAATAACGTAATTCCGTTTCTAGTTGGTAACTTAACACTAGTTCCGGAGGTTACACGATGACCGATGTAGTAGTAACACAGGCTAATGACAGTTTCGTAATACAACAACAACGTGTACAAAACGTTGTTATAGATGACAAGCGCGTAACTGTTGTAGTTACAGGCCAAATGCCTCCAGCAAATATTGCAAGTATTTCAGCTTTAACAGACATAGATTTATCACAACTACAAAATGGTAGTGTACTAATCTACAATTCTGATACTCAGAAATGGACAGCAACTAATACACTGGACAAACAAATTTTTGAAGCTGGTCAGTTTTAAAAGGAGATCACATGGCTTCTATATTAAGAATTAAGCGAAGTGAGGTAAGCGGCAATCCAGCAGTATTAGGTGCGGGTGAGCTAGCATACAGTGCACTAACAGATAATGGTTCAAACGGCGGTGACAGACTATACATTGGTATGGGCACCGAAACTGGCGGCAATGCTGTCAATCACTTTGTAATTGGTGGAAAGCGTTATACAGACTTAGTAGACGCCGCCACAAGCGCAAATACTGCAAGCACAATAGTAAGACGAGATGCTACCGGTAACTTTAGTGCTAACACAATTACTGCAGCACTAAGCGGCAATGCAAGTACTGCTACTGCTTGGTTAAATGCTCGTACATTAAGTTTAACTGGTGACGCAACCGCAAGCTTTACAGGTGTAGATGGTACCGCTAATATTAGCACAGCCATTACACTAGCTAACAGCGGAGTTACTGCAGGCACATACGGTAGTAGCACAGCAATTCCTATTATTACAGTAGACGCAAAAGGTCGCGTAACTGTTGCTAGTACTGCTACAATTAGTACTACGCTAAATATTGCTGGTAATACTGGTACTGATGCAGTTGCACTAGGTACCGACACTTTAAGTGTATTAGGTGGCACAGGCGTTAGCGCAGCAGTTACTAATAACACAATTACTATTAGTATCGGTCAAGCTGTTGGCACAACAGATAATGTAACTTTTAATAGTGTTACTGTAAACGGTACCTTAACCAGCAACGATATAACTAGTGCAAGCATTAGTATTGCTGGCGATGCTACAATTACTGGTAACTTAACTGTTCAGGGTACTACAACAACAGTTAATAGTACAGCAGTTGCAATTAGCGATATAAATATTACTTTAGCAAAAGACGCTGCCAACGCAGCCGCTGCTGAAGGTGCTGGTTTAACGGTTGCTGGTGCGAACGCTACACTTACTTATACCAGCGCCAATGATCGTTGGAACTTTAACAAAGATTTAGTAGTTGGCACAGTATTTGGTGCATTAAGTGGCAATGCTTCAACAGCAACAAAATGGGCAACTGCACGTAACTTAAGTTTAACTGGTGATGCAACAGCAACACTAAGCAGCGTTGATGGCACAGCAAACGTAAGCGCAGCCTTAACACTAGCTACTGTTAACAGTAACGTTGGTAGTTTTGGAAGCAGTACTGTTGTTCCAACAGTAACTGTAAATGCCAAAGGCTTAGTAACTGCTGTTACTACTAATAATATACCAACTGCTAGTACCACTGTACTAGGTTTAGCACAATTTGATTCAACTAATTTCGATGTTGTTGCTGGTTTGGTCACCATTGACACAGTAGACGGCGGAACATATTAATATAATCCCAGCTATATAGCATTATAGGGGCAGCCACATGGCAAGTAAAATACAGATAAAGCGCAGCAACGTACAAGGTAAAGTTCCGTTAGTAACTGACCTTGATTTAGGTGAAATAGCTATTAATACCTACGACGGTAAGCTATACCTAAAGAAAAACGTAAGCGGTACCGAAACCATTGTTGAAGTAGGTGCGGCAGGAACCACAACCGGAGCAAATATCACAGTTAGTGATACCGCTCCCACAAGTCCTAGTGCAAATGATTTATGGTGGGATTCTACAGTTGGTGAACTGTTTATTTATTATAATGATGGTACTAGTTCTCAGTGGGTTCAGGCTTCTATAGGAACACAAGGTCCTCAAGGTCCAACAGGTGCTACAGGTGCTACAGGTGCAACTGGTGCTACAGGACCTGGTGTTGCTGTTGGCGGTACAACTGGTCAGGTACTTGCTAAAAATAGTAATACTGATTATGATACTGCGTGGGTTACTCCTGCAGATGTATTTGGCCCAGCTAGTTCTACCGATAACGCAATTGTCAGATTTGATGGTACAACAGGCAAACTACTACAAAATTCGTTAGCTACAATTGATGATAATGGCAATGCTAATGTTGTTAGCTTAAATACTGATTATATCGATTTTGATACTGCTGCAACACCTGCTAGTGCGGTGGGTAGACTTGCTTGGGACAACGGCGATGGAAGTTTAGTAATTGGTCTAAAGGGCGGCAATGCTCAGCTTCAAGTAGGCCAAGAAGAAGTTGTCCTAGTTTACAACAACTCTGCTTCAACTATTACAGTTGGTCAAGTAGTTGCTATTAACGGAGCTCAAGGTGCACGACCCGCAGTTGTGCTAGCCGACGCAGACAGTGAACCACTAAGCGCTGCTACTCTTGGCATGGCAATAGAAAGTATTGCTGCAGGCACAGAAGGGTACATAAGTACATTTGGCGTTGTACGAGGAATAGATACTTCTGCGTTTACAGCAGGCGCTCCAGTCTATTTGTCTCAAACAGCGGGCACTTTTACAGCTACAAGACCAAGCGCGCCTGCACATACAGTATTTTTAGGCTGGGTTGTAAAAGTAAATGCTAGTAGTGGTGAAGTATTCTTAAATATCAACAACGGCTGGGAACTAGACGAGTTACACAACGTATTAATTAGTTCTGCACAAAGTGGTAACACTCTTGTATACGACGCCACAGCAGGCGTATGGAAAAATGCTAATCTAACTGACGGTACCGGCATTACTATTACCGAAGGTGCCGGTACAATTACAGTTACAAATAGTGGTGTTACGTCATTAACAGGTACTGCTAACGAAGTAGAAGTATCTGCTTCAACTGGTGCAATTACCTTATCGTTACCTGCGACCATAAATGCAAATACTACTGGAACTGCTGCAAACGTAACCGGTACAGTTGCAATTGCTAATGGCGGTACTGGTGCCACCGATGCCGCAACCGCTAGAACTAATTTAGGTTTAGCAATTGGTACTAATGTACAAGCATATGACGCTGATTTAGCTTCTATAGCTGGACTAGCTGGAACAAGTGGATTTTTAAAGAAAACAGCAACTGATACTTGGTCACTAGACACTAGTACATATTTAACTGGCAATCAAAGCATCACCATTAGCGGTGATGCAAGTGGTACGGGTACTACTAGTATTGCACTTACACTAGCAAATAGTGGTGCAACTGCGGGTACATACACAAAAGTAACAATTGATGCAAAAGGTCGTGTAACCACAGGTACAACACTAGCTAGCACAGACATTCCTAACTTAGACGCTAGCAAGATTACAACCGGAACAATTGATTCAGCCAGACTACCAAGTTATGTAGACGACGTACTAGAATACGCTAACTTGGGCAGTTTTCCTGCTACCGGCGAAACCGGAAAAATATATGTAGCCTTAGATACCAACAAAGTTTATCGTTGGAGCGGTAGTGTTTATGTTTACATTACCAGTGGTGCAGTTGATTCCGTTGCTGGTAAAACCGGAGTAGTTACCTTAACTAAAAGTGATGTTGGCTTAGGTAACGTAGAGAATACTGCACTGTCTACCTGGGCTGGTAGTACTAACATTACTACATTGGGTACTATTGGTACTGGTACTTGGCAAAGTGCAGTAATTAACTCTACTTACGGCGGTACCGGAGTTAATAATGGTGGCAGAACGCTAGCCGTAAACACTAACAGCGGTACACTAGCATTTACTAACGCAAGCACTACATTAACCGTTGCTAATACCGCAAGCGTTAGTGGTACCAATACTGGTGATCAAACCATTACACTCACTGGTGATGTAACTGGTAGTGGTACTGGAAGCTTTGCTACTACACTAGCGAATACTGGTGTTACAGCAAGTACTTATCGTAGTGTAACTGTAGACGCTAAAGGCAGAGTTACTGCTGGAACTAATCCTACTACTTTAAGTGGGTATGGAATTACTGATGCACTAAGTAATAGTACAACTAGCACCCAAAGCGGCTACTTTGGCGATATATTCTTATTTGATGATAGTACCCCTAGCCACTACTTAGGTATTACTAATTCAGCTAATTTAACAGCAGCTAGAACACTAAGCTTAAACGTTAATGATGCTGACAGAACTATTAGCTTAAGCGGTAACTTAACAGTTAGTGCAGCAGCTACGGTGAGCGGTACCAATACTGGTGACCAGACTATTACACTCACGGGTGATGTAACTGGTACGGGAACCGGCAGTTTCGCCACTACACTAGCAAATACTGGTGTTACTGCAGCTAGCTATACTAATGCTAATATTACTGTAGACAGTAAAGGTCGAATTACAGCTGCTAGCAACGGAACTGCTGTAGCAACAAATTTAGATGGACTAACCGACGTAACAATTACCTCTCCGTCAACAGGCCAAGTATTAAAGTACAACGGAACAGCCTGGATCAATGATACTGACGCAACAGGCGGTGGTGGTTCTATTGTTTGGTCAAAGAAAACAGCAAACTATACTGCAGTATCTGGCGATAGAATTATTGCAGATACTACTGCTGGAAGTTTTACTATTACCTTACCAGCAGCTCCAGCAATCGGTGCCTCTGTAGTAGTTGCTGATGCCGGAGATTGGTCAACCAATAACTTAACCGTCGCTAGAAATGGTTTAACCATAGAAGGTTTAAGCGAAGATTTAGTTTTAGACATTAAGAATATACGAGTTGACTTTGTATACGACGGAGCAACCTGGGAAGTGTTTACTGTAGCATCTTCTACAGGATTAGTATCTGATAACACTACTAATACTTCTCAATACTTACTAATGTCCAGAGATACATCTGGAGCACTAGTAAATTCATATGTTGCCGAAACCAAACTATACTTTAATCCTTCTAGCGGTACGCTAAACGCCACTACATTCAATTCTTTATCTGACGCTAAATTTAAAACAGACGTAACAAGTATTGATAACGGACTAGATATAGTAAATAAACTTAATCCGGTTTCTTTTAAGTGGATTGATACTAAAAACAAAGCGTACGGCGTAATTGCTCAACAAATAGAAAAGATCATTCCAGAAGTTGTTGCTACTAGCGATACAGAAATTAAATCAGTATCTTATGACCAGCTAGTGCCTATTTTAATTAGTGCTGTACAACAACTATACGCAGAAATATCCGTATTAAAGGAGCAAGCTCGTGGCACTACTAAGTAATTTATTAGGCAGCACATTTCAAGGTGCTCCAGGTCCAGGTAACGGAGTATTTCCGTTTTATAAAGCAGACGGCAATACTAGTAACGTCGCACTTATAAATTTTAGTAGTATTCCATTTTTTAAAGCTAATGGGGTACAAGATAATATAGATCTTGTATCTAGTTGAGGTAATATATGCCACTAGTTAATTTAGTTAAAAGTATTTATACTTCTGGAAACGTAACAGCTCTTGGTGAAATTGCTTCAGGCGACACTGTTAGTATTCCTTCTGGGTCTACTATTACGAATCCTACAGTTACTGACTATGTAGAAACAACGTTTACCGCAAATTCTGGAAGTTCCATTACCATCAACTTAAGCAATGGAACTTTTCAAATTATTACCTTAACAGCAAATACAACAATTACTATGCCAACTGCCACTGCCGGCAAAAGTTTTAGTATATTTTTAAAACAAGATGGTACTGGCGGCAAAACTGTATCTTGGTCAACAGTTGTGTGGCCCAGTGCTACAGCCCCCACAATTACAAGCACAGCATCCAAAGCCGACTTGTATTCCTTTTTTAGCGACGGAACAAATTGGTATGGTGTAGCCGTTAGCCAAAATTATTAAACTATGTTTTTAGGAACTAAACTAGCTTCGACTGCGGCAGGCCCCCGAGACAGTAATTTTGAAAACGTTACATTGTTGCTAAATGGCAACGGCACAAATGGTGCTCAAAATAATACTTTCTTAGACAGCAGTCAAAATAATTTTACAATTACGCGTAATGGTAATACTACACAGGGATCATTTAGTCCTTATGGTAATGGCTGGAGTAATTATTTTGACGGTATCGACGATTATCTTTCGCCAACTTCATCAGCAAATTTAAATGTTGGAACTGGGCAGTTTACAATTGAAGCTTGGATTTTTGTTACGGCGAATGCGGGCAATTATCAGGCAATATATATATTTGGACCAGCACAGTATGATGGACTTTATTTTGTCTCTAACTCGTTAGTTTTTTACCAAACTAATGCTGTTATACAATTTGGCTCCATTCCACTATCAACATGGACACATGTTGCTGCAACAAGAGATGCGTCAAATAATCTTCGATTATTTGTAAACGGAGTAGCATCCACAGCAACCTCATTTACTTATAACTTAACCGATAATCAGCCCAGAATTGGTACTAATAAAGCAACTGTGGCTGGTGAACATTTTAATGGATACATTAGTAACTTGCGACTACTAAAGGGAACTGCTCTTTATACAACAAACTTTACACCACCAACATCTCCATTAACAGCAATTACTAATACTCAGCTATTAACTTGCCAAAATAATCGCTTAGTCGATAACAGCAGTAATAATTTTACTATTACTAAAAACGGTGATGTTAGTGTGCAACGATTAAGTCCCTTCAGCCCATCAGTGCCTTATAGTGCAAGTACATTGGGTGGTAGCATGTATTTTGATGGCAGTGATTATCTAAGCATTGCATCAAACGCTGCTTTTAATTTTGGTACTGGTGACTTTACTGTAGAAGCATGGATATACTCTAGTACAATTGCAGCTGGACAGGGTGTAATATTTGGTAGACAAGAAGCGACTACTAATGCTGTTTTTCAATTTAGAAGAAATTCAGACAAAATTGAATTAATTGTTAGAGCAACAGGTGGCGGGGGTCTTGTTACCCTTACTTCTTCAACATCTATAACTACTAATAGTTGGGTGCACGTTGCTGCAGTAAGGTCTTCCGGTACTGCTACAATATATATCAATGGTGTAGCCAGCGGATCGATAAGCGCAGGAACAAATACTGATCCATCAGTAGCAAGACCATTTACTATCGGAGTGTTGGATGACACTTCATTAACCGGATATTTTTCAGGTTATATATCAAATGCTCGTATAATTAAAGGTACAGCATTATATACTGGCAACTTTACTCCGCCCACAGTACCACTAACAGCAATAACAAATACTCAGCTATTATTAAACGGTACTAATGCTGCAATATTTGATAGTGCAATGCAGAACGATATAGAAACTGTAGGTCAAGCACAAATAAGTACTGTTCAATCTAAGTTTGGTACTGGATCTATATTTTTTGATGGCAATACCGATGTACTTAATATTCCTGATAGTCCGAATCTTAGAATACTAAGTAGCGGTGATTTTACTGTAGAGTGCTGGATTTATCCAACAGCTGTGCCTGCTAGTAACGGCCCACTAATATCTAAAACGGCTAATGCCGCTGGATACGTTTTAAGAGTTAATAATGTTAGTGGATCTATACGTGCAGCATGGGTAATTCCTGGAGTTGCAGAGTATGTTTTCGGGCCCGCTAGTTTAGCTACTAATACTTGGCACCATATAGCTGTTTGCAGAGTTGGTACAGTTGTTACTGGATATGTAAACGGAACACAATATACATTTACAAGCACTAACAGAACTGTTGATACAACAACTATAACGGAAATAGGTGGTTCGAGAGATACTGGTGCTGGTGCTTTTTATTTTACAGGATATATTGACGACGTAAGAATAACAAAAGGCCTTGCTAGATATACTGCTAACTTTACACCACCAACCGAGCAACTTCCAAATTATTAAGGATTAACGATGTTTATTGCTCAAATTTCAAATCCTGTACCAATGGACTATAGAGCAGCGTTTCCAGGTACTTCTTTTACCGCTGCAGGCCCAAGCGAAGAATTTTTAGCACAACAAGGTTGGGCAAAAGTTAGTGTGTTTAGAGAATACAACCCTAAAACGCAGAAACTTGTGCCTTGCCAGCCTGTATACGAAGCTCCTTGGGTTTATACTGTTGAAGTAGTAGACAAAACTGCAGAAGATTTAGCTAACGACCAAGCTTATGAAAGCCTTATGGTTCGTAAAAAGCGAAATGACCTGCTAAAAGACTGCGACTGGACACAACTAGATGACTACGCTGGCAGCCAAAAGCCGGCGTGGGCTGCATACAGACAACAACTACGGGACATTCCACAACAACAAGGGTTTCCTTGGGAAGTTACATGGCCTAACACGCCATAATTTATAAAGTTTGCCGAGTTCTAGAAGGGAGCGAAGATGGCAATTAAAGTACAAAACGTAACCGTTATCGACGACAGTCGAAACGTTTATGCTGAGCCAGGTACTGTTAGTATGGTTGACGGTTTTGTGTATGTTTCTGCTGCACAAGGTGAACCAACTGGAGTTCCAAGTAATGCTGGTGGACGAGTTCCACTTTATTTTGATTCTACAAACTTCAAGCTCTATTTATACACTAACAATGAGTGGAGTGTTATAGGCAAACGGCTTGAAAATCCACAGATACTAAACGACATTTCAAATCAGTTTGACGGAGCTAAGCAAGTGTTTCTACTAAGACTAGAACAAAGTGCACTTGCTTCGTTTGGAACCTCAATTGATTATGAAGTCGTAATTAATGGAATAAGACTAGTTCCGTATACTAAGCAAATAACATATCCTTGGATTAGCCCTTATGATTCCAGCAACGGATTTAGGGTTGTAGATGATAAACTTATTGTTTACAATGCACCAGATATAGGTGACATTGCAACTGTAACACAACTTGGCACAGTGTCTCCACAACAAACACGGAGATACCCATACTCAGCGACAACAGTCGCCATTGGAGATTAATAACATGGCAAAACACGTTATCCTAGAACAGTACACCTTTACCCCGGCAACAAAAACTATTGTAGTAACCGGCAAGAACATTAGACGCGAGCAGTTGTTGTTAATAACCAACACAAATACCGGCACCGTTCTCTACAACTTTAGCGACCCGTCCTTAGGCATTAGTGCGTATACTAACGCAGTGGACGCCACCACAGGTCAAGAAACCACTACCATTGTTTTAGTGTACAATACTGCAGCTATGTCTAGCACCGACAAGCTGAGTATTTTGGTTGAAGAAACTTACACTGAAATGGTTCCTGCTGAAACCTACAGAGATCCTGTAGATAAGCTGAGAGTTTCTACACCCCAGTCGCTTATCGACACAGACTTTGAGTATGGTCTGCAGCCAACAAAGTGGGAAAGCATTAATATGCTTAATAATCGTCCTACTGCTTTCTATGATGCTACTGTTCCACTAACTATTACCAACGTAACTGCATCAGGTACTACCGTTACTGTTACTAGTACTGCTAACCCAGGAGTTGGTGTGCCTGTATTTATTCAAGGCACACTGGACGCTGCCTATGCAGACGGATGGTGGATTACTACAGCAAGTTCAGGTACAAACTTTAGTTTTAATACAACGACAGCGCCTGCTGCGTCACTATACGACGCAACAAAGACTTATGTATATGCAGGAAGCTTCTTTTCAGGTTCCGCGATTCCAGCAGCAACTAATGCTTTTACATTCTCAGGAACTACAATTACTGTAACCACTACTAATGCTCACGGTTTAAGACCTGGTAATGGTATTATGGTTAAGGGACTAACAGCAACCACTAACCCTCCTAACGGTAATTGGGTAGTAGCAACTGTTCCTACATCAAATACATTTACTTATACGGCTGCGGCTACTCCAACTGGTACAATTACTGCGACGCTTAACGCTTCCTTATATCCTAGAGCACTAGGTTATACTGAGCATCGCCCCTACGACGGCGGAGTGCAGTTTAGTAACGAAACTCCTTATCACGGATACCAAGTTATACGTCAAACTCGTAGATATTTTAGATATCAATCTGGTAAAGGTGTGCAGTTTTCAACAGGTAGTATTTTAAAACCACCATTTTACATTGATAACGTTACTTCGTCTGGAACTACTGTAACCGTTACAACAAAATATCCCCACGGAGTGTTGCCTGGAGCTGTGGTTTATGTAAACGGTGCAAATGAAACAGACTATAACGGTACATTTACAGTTGTAACTGCTCCTACTCCACTAACTTTTACTTATACAGCTTTAGCTACTCCTACTGCAGCTACTGCAACTGGTAATATTAATTCAGGTCCAAATAGTTGGTATGGAAGCAGCAATAGAATTGGAATGTTTGACTTTCAAAATGGATTCTATTTTGAGTTTGACGGTCAGCAGCTATACGCAGTAAAACGCTCTAGCACATTTCAATTAGCTGGAAAAATTGCAGTTACTAACGGCAGCAATACTGTTACTGGAACTAACACAAAATTCTCCAGCCAACTATTACCAGGTGATTGGATTGTTATTAGGGGCCAAAGTTACATAGTTCAAGCAATTACTAGCGATACTCAGCTGTTTATCAATCCTGAGTATCGTGGAACAACTGCTACAAACTGTATTGCAAGTAAAACTATTAATACAAGATATCCACAAAGTTCTTGGAATATTGATCGTTGCGATGGAACTGGCGCAAGTGGTTTCAATGCTGATTTAACTAAAATGCAAATGTTTTACGCCGACTATACTTGGTATGGTGCCGGTGCAATTAGATTTGGATTTAAAAATAATCGTGGCGAAGTAATTTTTGCACACAGAATTCCTAATAACAACGTTAATACCGAAGCGTACATGCGCTCAGGCAACTTGCCTGCTAGGTATGAAACGAATACCGTTCCTATATACAACTATTTAACAGCTACCTTATCCTCAGGCGTAACTTCTAGTATGAGTGTAGCAAGTACCGCTAACTTTCCTAGCTCAGGAACAGTTATGGTTACTCAAGCAGGAAATACAGGTGCTGTGGTAGAATTAATTTCTTATACAGGTAAAACTGCAACTACTTTAACCGGACTAACAAGAAACGTAACTGGCGGAACTGCTTCGGCTACAACGTTTACTTATTCAGCAACTGCTCCAATTGACGTAGAACTATACAGTCCACAAGCAGCCAGCACAATTAGCCATTGGGGTTCTAGTGTTATCATGGACGGCAGATATGATGACGACAAGTCGTTCTTATTTAATTACGGCATGAATTCGCCAATTACATACGCAACCGCAGGTACTAGATATCCTGTGTTTAGTATTCGACTAGCGCCTAGTGTTGATAATGGTATTACTGGATTGCTGGGTGCTAGAGAAATCATAAATCGTATGCAACTAACGCCAGTTAGTGTTGGAGTGTTTACAACCACAGCAGCGGTTCGTGTAGAGTTGTGGTTAAACGCCAGAGTCTCTGGTGGAACATTTGCTGCAGTAGGCGGCTCAAGTTTAGCACAGGCATGTTTGCATGCAAATACACAAACTATATCTGGTGGTGAACCGATATTTACGTTTATTGTTGCAGCCAGTACCGTTGCTGCACAAGACTTGTCTAAAGTGCGGGATCTTGGAACCAGTATATTAGGCGGTGGCACTAGTTTAAGCTATCCAACCACCAATAATGACAAATATCCTGATGGTCCAGATATTTTAACAGTTGCAGTAATTCCACTAGGGGCTAACGCAGCAGTTGCAGCTAGACTTAACTGGACAGAGGCACAGGCTTAATAATATGACAGCAAGAGCTTATAGTCGACACTATAGTTCTACTACCGCTCCCCCGAGTCCAGCACTCGGGGACGAGTGGTACAATCCTAGCACCAACCGACTGTTTAAGTTTGTTGCTAGTGGTGGAACTCCGAACTGGCACGAAGTGCTAATTTCCAACACGCCTATTGAGTCTAATCAAACTAATATCGTTACTGACAACATAAATTTTAGTACTAATCAGGGTGGTAAAATAGGTTTCAGCGATCACTTAGAATACGATCCAAATTTAGGTACACTATTGATTGACGGGCCTGATGGTGAGTTAAAGCTACGCGGAATTACAACAGAACCACCTAATGCTGATGCTAACACGCTTAATGTTTACTCAAAAAACATTGGCGGCAGAATGATGCTAAAAATGAAAGGACCTAGTGGATTTGATACTCCACTACAACCTTTAGTAGCATTAAATAAAATAGGTTGGTGGAATCCTCCAGGTAACGGTACTGCTACTTCAGCCATTGTTGGTTTTGATACTCCAACTACTCAAGGAACGGTTACAGCTAGAAGCGTAGCTACAACCAATTCATTTACTAGAACTAGGAGATTGGGTTTTGTAAGTAGTACTGCTGCCGGTGCCGTTGCTGGACACTACTCTCCTGCTGCCCAATTTACTGTCGGAGATGGAGCAGGGTTGGGCGGCTTTTATTATGTATGCAGATTCGGCATAAGTGATACTACATTTACTGCTACAGCTAGAATGTTTGTTGGACTTACAAGCAGTGTAGCCGTCGCTACAAACGTGGACCCTGCTACACTAACAAACTGTATTGGTGTAGGCTGCAGTTCTGATACCACAGGATTGTTGTTGTACTATGGTGGTTCGGCTGCACAAACTCCTATTACACTTGGAGCTACAAGTTTTCCTACTAATAGTGCTGCTAATAATGCTGTGGCATACGAGCTAATGCTATTTTCTCCTACTAATAGAAATGATACTGTAAATTATAGAGTACTAAATTTAGCTACGGGAATTTCTGTATCAGGAACAATTACTGCAGCAACTGCAGGAACACAACTTCCACTAAGCACCACATTTCTAGCACATAGAGCTTGGAGAACTAACAACGCTGCGGCTAACGCTGTTGGAATAGACGTTATTTCCGTTTATATAGAATCGGATAGTTAATATGTACACTATTATATTAGACGAAGGTATTGTAGTACGCGATAGCGACGCTAAAGTTGTAGCACCTTGTCAAAGCGCACAAGATCCTGATTTTATAGAGTATATACTGTGGGTTGAAGCCGGCAACGAGCCACTAATATTGCCTACTAGATCAAATTAACACTACTGGCCCAGTTCGGGCCAGTAGTTACTGGAGAATTATATGAGGTACAAATATGGCTATTAATTTTCCTAGTAGTCCAACAACAAATCAAGAAGTTACACTAAACAATATTGTGTACAGATTTGACGGTTCTAAGTGGAATATTGTGTCGGAAGGTGTTGTTGTTGACAAAGCGCAAACACTTACCAACAAAACTATTAGCGCAGATAATAACACAATTTCAGGAATTGCTGCATCAAGTTTTGTTGTGTCCAATGCCAGCGGTGTTGTAGACGGTAGTGCTGTGCAAAAAAGCGTACCCACAGGCGATGTAGTAGGTACCAGCGATTCACAGACCATAACTAATAAAACTATTAATGCTAGTAATAACACTGTAACCAATGTTAGCTTGACTACGGGCGTAACCGGCACACTACCGCTAGCAAATGGTGGTACTAATGCTACAGACGCAGCTACGGCCAGAACTAACTTAGGATTAGCTATCGGCACTAACGTACAAGCCTATGCCGCAACTTTAGCAGCCATAGCCGCGCTAGCACCCACTGCAGATAATTTTATTGTTGGTAACGGTACTACTTGGATACTAGAAACCCCTGCTAATGCGCGCACTTCCTTAGGTTTAGGCACTTTAGCAACCTTAAGTTCTATTAACAACAGCAACTGGTCCGGTACTGCTTTGGCAGTTGTTAATGGTGGTACTGGTGCTACAGACGCAGCAACCGCTAGAACCAACTTAGGTTTAGCAATCGGCACTAACGTACAAGCTTACGATGCAGACTTGGCTTCTATAGCAGGATTGGCGGGTACTAGCGGATTTTTGAAGAAAACTGCTGCAGATACTTGGTCCTTAGACACCAATACCTACTTAACTGGTAATCAAAGCATTACTATTAGTGGTGACGCAAGTGGTACTGGCACAACAGCAATTTCACTTACCTTAGCAAACACTGGTGTTACAGCAAGTACTTATCGTAGTGTTACTGTAGACGCTAAAGGCAGAGTTACTGCTGGAACTAATCCTACTACACTAAGTGGTTATGGTATTACAGACGCTTTATCCAACAGTACAACTAGCACTCAAAGTGGCTACTTTGGTGATATTTTCTTATACGACGACAGCACTCCTAGTCACTATTTAGGTATTACTAACTCAGCTAATTTAACCGCAGCTAGAACACTAAGCTTAAACATTAATGATGCTGACAGAACCATTAGTTTAAGCGGTAACTTAACTGTTAGTAGTGCAGCTACGGTGAGCGGTACTAATACAGGCGATCAAACTATTACCTTAACAGGCGATGTAACTGGTACTGGAACTGGTAGTTTTGCTACCACACTAGCAAATAGTGGTGTGACAGCAGGTACTTATAATAATAGTGCGACTGCTGTAAGACCTTTTACAGTAGACGTAAAAGGCAGAATAACAGGAGTAGGTACAGAAGTAACTATAACTCCAGAGTGGAGTTCAATTTCTAGTAAACCTACTACATTAAGTGGTTTTGGGATTACTGACGCACTAAGTAACACTACCACCAGTACTCAAAGTGGTTACTTTGGCGATATATTCTTATACGACGACAGTACTCCTAGTCACTACTTAGGTATTACTAACTCAGCTAACTTAACAGCAGCTAGAACACTAAGCTTAAACGTTAATGATGCTAACAGAACCATTAGTTTAAGTGGTAACTTAACTGTTAGTAGTGCAGCTACAGTGAGCGGTACTAATACCGGTGATCAAACCATTACATTAACAGGTGATGTAACTGGTACTGGAACTGGAAGTTTTGCTACCACGCTAGCAAACAGCGGTGTTACGGCAAGCACTTATCGTAGTGTAACTGTAGACGCTAAAGGCAGAGTTACTGCCGGAACTAATCCAACTACTTTAGCTGGTTATGGTATTACAGACGCTGTTGCTGTTGGTAGTAATAATGCTTTTACTGGTGCTAATACTTTCTACAACGGTACAGGTCAAACATTTGGCACGGCTACTTCTACTCAAGATGGAATTATACTTGCAGGTAGAGCAGGTGGAACTACTTCATTACGCGTAACACTTCAACCAGGTACATTAAGCGCTAGTAGAACTCTTACACTTCCTGATAATTCTGGAACTGTGCTAACTACAGGCGCAACAGTAACTGTAGCTCAGGGGGGTACTGGAGCTACTACACTAACAGGAATAGTTAAAGGCAATGGTACTGGTGCATTTACTGCTGGTACAGTATCGCTTACATCAGAAGTTTCTGGTACTCTTCCAGTAGCTAGTGGTGGCACAGGAGCTACAGATGCGGCAACAGCTAGAACCAATTTAGGTTTAGCAATTGGTACTAATGTACAAGCATATGATGCGGACCTAGCAGCTATAGCTGCTTTAACGCCAACAGCAGATAACTTTATTGTTGGCAATGGTACTACTTGGATACTAGAAACACCTGCTAGTGCTCGCACCTCTTTAGGTCTAGGCACTTTAGCGACCTTAAGTTCAGTTTCTTTAACTTCAAACGTTACAGGAACCCTGCCTGTTGCAAATGGTGGTACAGGAGTTACTGTTCAACCAAAGTTTTTAGCAAAGTCTGCAGCAACTCAAACGATAACAGCAGCAACTTTTACTAAAGTAACTTTTGGCACAGAAGTTTTTGATACTAATGCAAATTTTACTAATAGTCGATTTACTCCTACTGTAGCGGGATATTATCAAATAAATACCACCCTCCGACTCAACCCTCTAAATAGCGCAACAACTGGATTACACATTGTAGAAATTTATAAAAATGGTGCCCAGGAATGTAGAGGAAATGAGATACGCATAAATGGTAACGACTTTACCCACGTGGTAGCAAGTACAATTCTATTCTTAAATGGATCAACCGACTACGTTGAAGTTTATGCGTATATTGATAATGGCGGTGCAGGTAGTCCGCAGATTTTTTATAATACCTCTACACTAACTAGTTACTTTTCTGGAGCCTTTGTAGGAGCCTAACTATATGACACTATACGAAAAAGTTATGACAATTTATCCTGACTTAACTTCTGTAGATTTTATTACTGTTATTCGTTTGCAAAATGATGGTGATGGCCAAGGTGATTACATTGCTCAGTGGAATCATCCAACACATCCACAACCAACACAGCAGCAACTTGATTCAATTTAACATTAGTACTAATTAAGTTAGTACTATTAGAGGCGGTACAATATGCTAGAATTTGCAGCAACGGGATTATTAGGCAGTATTTTTGGCGGAATATTTAGACTAGCGCCTGAAGTACTAAAGTTTTTTGATCGCAAAGAAGATCGTAAGCACGAACTTGCAATGTTTCAAATCCAAACAGATTTGGAAAAAATGCGTGGTCAAAATAGAATAGAAGAGAGGTACGTAGATCACGGTATTGCTCAGCAACAAGCTATTGAAGCCGCGTTTAAGCAACAAGGTGAAGATAGCAAAGCCAGCTATCGTTGGGTGGCAGCATTTAGTGCATTAGTAAGACCACTAGTAACTTATATACTTTTTGCAGTGTACGTACTAGTAAAACTTATACTAGTTGGTCATGCTATACAAACAGGCATGCCAATAGTTGAAATTGCACAAGTTTATTGGACTGCTGATGATTTTGCAATGCTAATGATGATTTTAACGTTCTGGTTCTTAGGTCGTCCTATTGAAAAGTACATTAAACAATCATGACTACTGATATAGTTCAACAAGCTATTGATTTAAGTTGTGAGTTGTTGATTAAGCCTTTTGAAGGATACCATAGACGTTTACCGGATGGCGGCTGCGCCGCCTACCCGGATCCCGCAACCGGTGCCGAGCCTTGGACTATAGGCTACGGCACAACCGGCGGGATAACTCCACAAACTATTTGGACACACGAACAAGCAACTTACGCATTAAAGCGAGACTGTTATAAGTTTGCGCTAGGAGTGGTCAACTTAAGTCCAGACATACTAAACGAGCCGCCAAGAAAATTAGCGGCATTAATAAGCTTTACTTATAATTGCGGGTTAGGCAATTATAGAATAAGCACCTTACGTAAACGAGTCAATGAAGGTGACTGGCTAGGTGCTCAACAAGAAATAAAGCGATGGAATAAAGCAGCAGGACGCGTCTTGAGCGGATTAACCAGAAGACGCAATGCAGAAAGCCTTATGCTAGTTTAAAACTAGTGATTTTTTAACTAACCAATTATATGCTATGGCAACAAACAGTGGTAAAAAAGCGCGTAAGCAAAGTCAACAACCTGACTTTGTTGTAAACAATTTTAAGGAAGTTAAACCACTAAATTATATCCAAGAAACCTATTTGCAAGCAATACACGAAAATGATATTATTTTTGGTATTGGCAGTGCAGGAACGGGTAAAACCTTTATAGCGGCAAGCTATGCAGCCAGTGAACTTTTTCACAGACGAGTAGACAAAATTATCTTAACCAGACCCAATGTAGAAACAGGTCGAGGTTTAGGATTTTTGCCAGGTACACTGGAGGAGAAGTACGCTCCGTATTTGGATCCATTTGATCAAATATTTCAGCGTACACTAGGCAAAGGATTTTATGAGTACGCACTTAAAAATAAAAGCATAGAACCAAAGCCCTTAGGATTTATGCGGGGTCAAACCTTTGAAAATTGTATTGTGTTGTTGGACGAAGCACAAAACGCCACAAAGGATGAGCTAAAAATGATCTTGTCACGCATTGGTAAAAACTGTAAAATGATAATTAGCGGCGACCAAGATCAAAGCGATATAGACCAAAGTGGTCTTGAAGATGCTACCAAAAGGTTAGAAGGTATTCAAGGCATAGAAATAGTAAGATTTTTGGATAGTGATATTGTACGCAGTAAACTGTGTAAGGAAATTATATTAGCATACAAAAGGTAAATTATGGCAAAAAGTTATAAACCAACTAGCGGAATGGCAAGTGCAGCCAAACGTGCACTAAAGTGGAAACAAGAAGGCAAAACAGGCGGCACCTTAGTTGGTTTAGCCAGAGCCAATCAATTAAAAGATCGCGACCCGCTAAGCGGTAGTACTGTGTTACGCATGTACAGCTTTTTTAGCAGACACGAAGTGGACAAACAAGCACAAGGGTTTTACGCAGGGCAGGACGGTTATCCTAGTAAAGGTCGCGTTGCTTGGGACTTGTGGGGTGGTGACGGAGGCTATTCTTGGAGTAAAAGCAAACGCAATCAAATTATGCGGGAACGTGAAGGCAAAGCACTAAAGCTAGTCAACGTAACCAAAATGCAGATTGCAAAGCCGCTCCTAATGGCAGCTGCTCAAACCATCGAAGACTATGCCAACGAGCAAATTAGCGAGCAACTAGACGCATTTGGTCAGTTTATGTATCACGCTGAGCTATTACGTAACGGGCATCTAGACGTGTACTTACTAGATTTACACAAAGTAGATCAGCCGTATCGTGATATACTGGTAATGATTTTTGAAGAACTAGACGAAGGCTACATTGAAATGCCTGGCGAAAGCACAGAAATAGACGACGAAGATAGCGACGAAGACACGCCAACATAAAAAAAGCCCCTAGATATTGTTATCTAGGGGCTTTTTTATTACTCTTCAGCTTTAGGCGGCTGAAGCTGTTCCGCTGCTTGTTTTTGAATTTTTGTAGTAAGTGGATTGGCTACTTTTGCTGGAAGCTCTTGCAAGCCTGCCAACACTATGTTAGCTTCTTCAACCGTGAATTCAAATTTTAGTGTAAGTTCTTTGGTTTCCATATTTATTTAATAGGGCAAGCACCTGTTGCACAGGCTTCATCTACAAACTCATCAAAACTATTAGCACTATCGATATCAATAGGCTTTAAGCTTTGCTGATACTGTTTAAAGGTTTGTTCGTCAACTACTTCTTGCGGCAAGTATAAGTAGCCTAGATCTTTGGCAGTTTTGGTTGGGTCGGTGCGATAAATAAAACTAACGCCAACATAACTATCCCAGTTATTCAACAACCAGCTAATAATATCCGGCACTTCGCTAGGATCGTAGCTGATTGTAACTGACGTATTTTGTTGAGTCCAACTATTTTGAATCAGTTTATATTTCTCCAACTGCTCAATAGCACTGTCTAAGTTAACTTCTTTGCCACTCACTTTATGGAACGGCACATCTGTCCACTCAACCGGAAACGTAATCAACACGCCACTAGGGTCAGTAGGGTGGTTAATTACACTGTAGTTTGCGGCACGCAATACTTCAACAATGGGGTCGTATCGGCTAAATTGTACGTTATTAAAAATGTACTTGCCTAGCGGCTTGTGTACACCCTCAGTAGTATCCATAATCTTGCTTAGCGTACCCGACGGCTTAATACAAGTAATGTTCTTGGGACGCGGAAGTCCAAGTTCATCAGCCATACCAACAGCAGCTGCAGTTGCAGTACGCTTTAGGTACTCGTAATCATAGCCAGTCATATCAGGAC